GTTATAAAAAACCCTTTTTTATCATATACATCAATCTTTTTATTTTTGCTTTCACTTGGCACTACAATTAAATTCAATTGTTTTGCTTTTTTTTTAGTTAATGGCAAAATTTCATACATATTACATAAGTTTTTTTAATTCTTTTGCGTGTTGTTTTAATTCAGTCAAATATCTTTTATATTTTGATGCAGTTAATTTAAAAGATTTTCTATTGTCTAAATTATAAGCCATATTTTTAGACATTTTTGTATATTCTGCAATATGATTTTGTACTTTATTAATATTATTTAAATTTTCTTCATATTTTCTTAATGTCATTTTATTAACTGCACCCATCATATGTTTATGTTGTGCTTCATCTAATTTATCAACATTACGTTTAACAATATGAATTTTATTTAAAATACCTTTTTCAGTAATTTTTTTCTTTTTTACACCACTAATCTTTCTTTTACGTTTAACAGTAGTATATCCATGTGGCATTTTTAAACCTTTCTTTGCTAATTCTTTTTTAATTAGCTTACTATCTTTAGGTCCAGCAATTCTTTTTTTAGCTACCTTTTTAACCGCTTTCTTTTTAGGAGCCGATTTTTTAACTGCTTTCTTTTTTCCGTATATATGTGCAAATGCTTCTTTTAATGAAACACCTGTTTTTTGTCTATATGCAATTGCTTGTTTAAATTTTGCTTTTGCTGTTTTTTGTGCCTGTGTCATTTTTTACTTTTTAATTAATAAAATTAATGCTAAAGCTATTCCGCCATAAAGCAATAAATTATTTTTATTTGATATTAAATTAGTTATACTTTGAATTGGATTAGCGTTATAATTAATTTCAGCTGGAGTAAACATTGCTTGATCTAAATTTGCATACATATTATTTCCATCTGCTCTTGTATTTCTAATTGACAATATATAATCGTTAAAGAATATTTTGTCATTAGGTAATAATGTTTGATAATCAATAGGATATGCTTGTCTATACCATAATAGTAACTCTCTTGCTTCTACATCTTTTGCTTTTACACTAATTTTTTGACCTGCTGCAATTACTAATGCTAATCTTTCACGTACATCCTTATTTTGTAATTGTGGCTTTAGTGCATCAATTATTTTTCTGGAATCTTTTGCAGGACTTTGAAATGCGTTACTAATAAAAGGAATTAATGTAGGTAATAAAGTTATAGCTGCTTTAACAGCTAAAGCGATAGGTTTAGCTGCGGCAACGGCAACAATAGGCACAATGCCTACACCATTATTGAGATTATCTCTATATCCTATATAACCTACGTTATTCATTATTTTTTTCTAGTTAAAAAGTAAATACCTACACCTGCAACTGCTAACAATAAAATAGTATTTGTACTAATACCAGGTGAGGATTGTTGTACCGGTTGATATTGTTGATATCCACCACCACGAAAATCATTTTGTGGTTGTGTTGCTCTTATTATGTCTGGAGTTGATCTTAATACTGAATCGAATATATCAGTAATTGTACTTCCTACACTTTCATTTTGTTGTGGATTTACACCACTTAATCCTACTAATGCCATATTATTTATATTTTTATCTTTAAAAAAATAAGGTTGTTTTTTTTCATCAAATTTATTTAATACAGGATCAATCCATATTTCTTCACCTTCACCACGCACTACACAAAAAACGTGCTGTGGAACTTTGTCAAATGGATCATATGAAGCAAACCTATAAAGTATTTCATAATCTTCACCCGTATTGCGTCTAATTGCATCCAATACTCCACAACTAAATAATGCATAACTTTTACAATCGGATGGAGTACTAATAATACTTGATGGACTTTTTAAAAATTGTAAATCGTTACTTTCAATATAATACGGAACATTTTTTTTTAAAAAAGTAAATATGTTTTTAGAAGTTTCGTATAAATCACTACCAATAAAATATGGATAAATTTTATCGTATTCATTTTGATATTTTTTATGCGTATTTAAAATTCCGCCTATAATATCATTTACGCCTTGATTCTCTACATATACACTATGTTGATTTAAAAACGGCGTTAATTTACCCAATATAGTATTTGGATTTACCATTAAATATTATATTTAAAATTTAATGGCAATGGAATAAAATCAACAATCATTCTACCTTGAAATTCTAATGAAAATTGATCAGTTTTAAATTTACGTATTAAATCTGCAACTCCTAAATAGGATAATGTTACAGGAATATTAATAATACTTGATCCCCTTCTAATTACTATTGGAGTAATTCCAAATACACTACCAACAATTGCACCATCAATAATTAAATCACCTGTAATATTTTGTAAATCAGCAGTAGTATTTGTAGGATTATTTACCTGGACTTGTAACAATAAAACAGGTTCAGTTAAACTTAATCTAGAAAAATCTAAATTTTTAAAAAAAATATTAATGCTTTGCGATAATAAAAATTTACTATATGCAATGTAACCTAGTATTCCAAAAATTATCCAACCTAAATAATTTTTTTTCATTTGTACTAATTGTTCATAAAAGTACGTCTTTTATATCATAAAACGACCAAAAAATGACCTTTTTTGTTAAATTTTTAGAATGTGGATAAGTTAAGGGTATAATTTAGTCCTATATTCGTAGAATAAAATTATATTCGCACCATCATAGATGGTCGAATATAATTTCTAAAGTACCCGTAAATCGACCTTTACACTATACTTTTTTCACCTTTATTTACATAAAAAGCAAATAATATTTGGTAATATCCGAAATTTTGATAATTTTGGTTATTACTAACATTTAAACCGCTTATTATGGCAAATTCAACTTTGCAGGAGCATACGCTCCTAGACATTATGCGAATCCAAAAACGAATAGAAGTTTTGGATCAATTGCAATCTCTCAAAAATTGGAACAACATTAGGATTATGTTTGAAGCTAACAAAGATTTCAAACAGGAATTTGTGATCCTGGATCAGTTTGTATTTCCTTTTCAATTAGAACAGGAATTTAGAAATTTGATTGAGGATAGCATTGAGCAATTAAAAAGGGATGAAGAAACTTTAAAATTTAAACTGAAAAATTTATGAAAACTTTAATTAGTAATGCGTTTACTACAATGCCAGTACAGGATAAATTCGGATCATTAGGATTTCCTAGTAATGGATTAACTAAACTTGAATATTTTTCTTTGGAAATTTATAAAACAATTTACAAAGAAAATATGTTACCGGAAACCTTGATAAAGGTATCAATTGAAGATGCAATTAAATTTTTAGAATCATTGGAACAAATCCAAAAAAACATTTTAAATGAAAAAGAATCAAAACCAACCCTTATTCAATCATAATTTTCAAGCAATAGTTATATTAATTTTTGCTTTTGTGGTTGTTGCTATGTTCCAAAATTGTTAAATGGATAAAAATACTAACATTCAAAAACCATCCATTGACCAATTACTTGAACTGCGAAAATATAAACCCGACCATATACCCGATAAAGAAAATGTTATTTTACGAATCGGTGGAAAGGCTGTTGGTTCTACACAGGCATATGTAATTTATGGTGGATTACCAAAAGCAGGTAAATCAAGTTTTTTAAATTCTTGTATTGCTTCTGCCTTTGTTCCTTATGATATTTTCACAATGAAAATAACACTACCGGAACATAGACAAAGGCTTTGCCTGTTTGATACTGAATCATCCGATTATGATTACTATAAAAGAATAGAATCAATAAAAAATTTTGCAGAACTTACATATCTACCTAATAACTTCGATAGCTACCAGGTTAGAGAAGATGGAACAGCTACAATTAGAAAAATGGTAGAAAGGTATTTAGAATTAAATCCGGATTGTTCAGTTTTAGTCCTGGATGGACTTTTAGACCTTATTGTTAATTACAATGATGAAACTGAATCATCTATGCTTACTAAATGGTTAAAAAAAATAACCAAAGTATATGATTTATTGTTAATATCGGTATTGCATTTTAATAAATCAAATGATCATACTACCGGTGTAATTGGTAGTCATTCGGATCGTTTTGCTCAATCTACATTAGAAGTTAAAAAAGATAAAGAAAATAATACTTTTGTAATGCAAAGTAGATTTATGAGATCGGATGCCGATTTTGAACCAATTACGTTGATGAATTTTAGCGGTAAGTTTCAACAAGTCAATAATGAATCAGTAGTTAAAAAAGGTCGCAAGGCTTCCGACCTGGACTCAATGGAATCACAAAGATTATGTAAACAAATAGTATCAATACCAATGTTATATAGTGAAATTGTAGATGAAATTAAGGAACGTACTGCTGAATCTAACACATACGCAAAACAATTAATGAAAATTTGGATTAATAATGCTTACGTTGTGAAAGACCATAACAATAAATATAAAACCCGCTAACTTTTTTAACCTTTATGAAAAAGCTAATATTTTTTATACTATTGTCATTTAAGTTTTTGTGTGCAATTATTTGTGTATCAATTTTTATGCTTTGGATATTAATAGTACATATCATAAAACAATATAAAATAAAATTAAAATGAAAAAAATTTATTATTTAGGTTATTACATTTATGAAATTGGCGGTGAGTTTCTATGCGGAATAGATAATTCATTTCATAAAACTTTAGTTTCTGCAAAATGTCATATTGATTACTTAACTAAATAAAAAAAAGATGGTCGCCTTTTTAGGGCGACCAATTGAATATATTTACTAACATTCAATACCGAAACCGGCAACTTTTTTCAATACAAATATAGGAAATTATGAATTACACACAAAAAATTTATTTTATTATTCAGGAACGTAAAGGAGCCTGTTTAACCGACCTTTTAGAGATCACTAAATATAAAAGGATCACTATTTTACGTGCCATAAGCAAATTGCTAATAACACGTAAAATTATAAGCCTGGACTATTTAGGAACTAAATATTTTGTAATTAAACCTAAAAACCTATAATATGGCTAAAATACTCTATACTGCCATTGTTTTTTTTGAAAATGATCGTACAGTAAGGAAATACAGAAATATCTCAAATTTGGTCAGTTTTATGCGGTTTTTAGAGAAAATAGAAGCGCATTATTGTAATTTATATTTTAAGGAAACGAACGCCTATTATAAGCGTTTATATGTAAATAAATAAAGCCGGGTAGAAACCCGGCTCGTACACCAATAAAACCTACCTATTATGAAAAACAATTTTAACTTAAAAATAGCTGCTTTTCTGCATTTCTGCGTTGAACTAATCCACTTAATTTTTTACCTTCCGAGTAAACCCAACGATCAAATTGTTTAGCAACGTCATTTTTATTGGCACCTGCATTTAGTAATCTCAATAATGTACTATCTTTAAATGCACCAATTCCTATATTATAACTTAATGAACTTAAAGCAATTAATTGATTATCAGTTACAGGAACTTTTACAATAGATTGTACTACCTGGTAATCTTCCATAGCATCATTGATTAACCATTGTTTTGCGGTTTTTTTATCTACTATATCAGTTTTAATAACAGGACGTTTTGCATCCCAATTATATTGACTACCATATCCTACTGAATAACCTGTTCTATCCCAATATGGAACTTGACTAAACCCTTCAAAATTGCTTATAGTGTTAAAAATCTTATCACTAATAACTCCAAAAGGTGTTTTATTTAATGCGGTTGCAATTCTTTTTCTTAACATATATATAATTAATGCCGTTCCAAACAATCCTAAAACGACTTTTTCGTTTTTTGTCATTGTTTTTTATTTTGAATCCTGTGCGTATGCACCTAATAAAAAAGTACTTATTGTAGCAACAATTTGTCCTGCACCTTGCAATTTTCCTGTGCTATTTGAAGCAAAGAAACCACCAACTGCGGATAATAACCCAAATATTGTAGTTTTATAACTCTTTCTCATCTTTTTTAATTTTTTTTATATTATAAATAATAGTAGTAATTGAAGCAATACCGCTTAAAAGCATAAAAAAAGTACCTGCAATCATATTAATTTGATTTATGCTTAATATGTAAGTTCCTACGCTTAAAATTGCGCCTGTAATACTTGTATGATCTAAATGGTTATTGCTCATTTACACTACTTTGAATTTCTTTTACTATGGTTCCAAAGGCATCTGCTACCTGGACTGCCGTATCTATATTACCAATAACACCTTTTTTAATACTTTCATCAATTAGTGCTTTGATAATTTCTAATGCTTTTGTAGTTTCCATATTTATATAATTGTTAGGTTTAATTGAGTTGCACCCCATTGATAAGCATAATTATTTGAATCTGGACTGCTTGAATATGCTTCATAATCAAATCCAGTCATAATTAAATTACCTTCTGCCACTTGTTGATTAATATCCGTAAATAATTGATAATAGAATGTAGCACTTGAGGTTAAATTATCATTAATACTATTCATATTAAAAATTGTAGCCATTACCATAATTCCGTTGTACCATATTGATACAGGTTGTATTTGTTTCATATTAGTTTATATTATTTCTTACTAATTTATCATTTAATTCTTGAATTGCTTTAATAATTATTGGAGTTAATTTTCCATAATCTACACCTTGCATTTTTTCATCATCTTTGTTACCACTAACGGCATAAGGTACTATTTCTTGTAATTCGTGTGCTATTACACCATCCATTCTTTCATCTATATCTTTCCATTTAAAATCATAAACTTTAATTGATTTAATTTTTTCTAAACCATTTACTTGTTTAAAATCTTCTTTTAATCTATAATCGGATGTAGTGTTATACAATACTGCATCCGTTAAACCAGCTCTTTGTATGCTACCTATTCCTGTTCCATCTGATTTTCTAAAAAATAAATAGAACGCATTTGAGGCATCATCACTATCTCTCATATCAATACCTACTTTGCTTGTAAATCCTGAATATATACCTAATCTTCCATTTAAACCAGTAGTACCTAATTCTACAATTCCAGGTATTTGAACATTACCCCCAGATGTGATTCTCATTCGTTCGGCAAGACTACCACTTCCACTTGCACCTGTTTGAAAAATAATATTACCACCACTTCCACCAGATAAATATGCTTGTAGTTTTAAATCAATGTTTGTACTATTGATATAGTTTCCAGTATATGATGCTTCTTGTCCTATTGCAAATCTTGTATTGTTTCCGCTTTCGCCTATTGATATTACATCACTTCCTAATGCTTTAATTATATGCAAAGACGCAGTAGGACTACTCGTTCCGATTCCAACGTTGTTCGAAAAAAAACTTGTACCATTTACTTGAAATTTAGCACCATTATCTGTTGTTGTTCCAACTAATACATTACCACCGGCAACATTAAAAGCCAATGCAGTATTTGCTGTACCTTGCCAAACCGACTGAATTTCACTTCTACCGGTTGTAGAATCAATACCAAATAACATTTGTTTACCTGTAGTACCAGATGCTTCACCAAATCTTACTATTGTACTAGCTAAAGTTGCCGGTACTACTTGTAAAGTAGCTATAGGACTACTTGTTCCAACACCTAAAGTTCCACTAAACGTTGCACTTGTACCACTTAAAACATCGCCTAATCCTAATGTACTTGAAAAATTTGCTTGACCTGTATCTGCTATTGTTAATACATTATTACCAATTGAATTTTTAAATAACCAACCTCCTGTTGTAAAATTAGTAATTTGAAAAAACGAATTACCTACGTTTATATTACCTCTTGGTACGTTATTTACATTAAAAGTTATATAACTTAAAGAGCTTGTATTTGCATTTAAATTAATTGCAGGAGTAAGATAAGTAAGATTTAAATCACCTGTAAGTGTTCCACCGGTTAATGGTAAGTATGTTGAACTTGCTGCACTTGTTGTTAAATAAGTATTTGAATCTACTGATCCATTGGCTTTTAAAAATTCACTTGCAGTTCCACCACTTTTAACAATTGTATTTCCAGTAATACTACTAGAAAAACTTGCACTTGTACCACTTAAACCTCCAAAAAAAGTTATATTAGCACTACCACCGGCACCAAAATCGGCTACTTGTGTACCACTATTTGCATTAATACTTAATCCAGCACTTGTTGATGCTTTTACCTGTGGCGTAGTTACAATTCCGCTAAAAGTACCTGTTGTACCACTTAAACCACCTGTAAGTGTTCCGCCGGCTAATGGTAAGTATGTTGAACTTGCTGCACTTGTTGTTAAATATGTATTTGAATCTACTGATCCATTGGCTTTTAAAAATTCACTTGCAGTTCCACCACTTTTAATAATTGAATTTGCAGTTAATCCACCTGCGGTTATAACTATACCTGTTGCAGTTGTATTTCCATTTAAACATACTGAACTTAAAGTTCCACCACCGACACCGGCATCTGCAACTAATGTCCAGGCAGTACCGGTATCCTCAAAAATTTGTCCTGAATCAGTAGAAATAAATAATCTACCCTGAAAACCAAAAGCAGGTCTATTAGCTAAAGTATCAGTAAATAATGCAGGACTACCTTTTTGATTTAATACCTCGTAGTAAACTCTTAAACTCATTTTTTATTATTTTATGTTATTAAACATTCAAATATCTTTTTCTAACTACAACTACGTTGTTTCCGGTTGTGGATGTACCAAAGTTTACGAAAAATCTTTGGGTTGTTACCTCGCCTGTATTACCAGAAATCTCAAATTGTTGATTTGGTTGCAAAGTAATATTTTCAATTCTTACAACACTTGTACCATAATTAATAAAAGTTAATCCATTATAAGGATAACCACCTACATATTGACTAACATCAACAGTATAAAAATCAACTTCGTAATTTAATGCGGTTATTTTAACGTCATTCATATTAAATAGTGTTTGGTATGTTACCTAATTTTTTATATCCCGAAAGTGAAAAATATGCCCTGTATGAATTTGAATTTAATCTTTGTTCAATTGGCACACCTGTATCATTTACAGGTGCATTTGGATCAGCTCCCGAAGGCACATTATTTGTTACATTCATAGTTTTTTTATGTCTATAATATAAATAATATCCTAATCCAATAATTCCTAATAATACTAATGTTTCTTTTTTCATATAATTATCTTCTTTTTAATTCAAAATCGTATTCAATTGGTTCATCTACTTTATATAATTCAATAAAAGGTACATTATTTGCAAAATCAATTACACTTCCGCCATATTCTACGTTATTATTATATACAGGACTTGGTTCCTGGTAAATTGGCTCATCATAAATAGGTTCCGGTTGATATATTGGTGCTTGATATATTGGTTCATTATATACCGGCTCAACAGGAGTAACGTAATCATAAATAGGTGTTTGGACTATTCCAGGTGTGGGAACATCAATTTTACCTGTTTCCGGTGTATATTGAACAGGAACATCTACAATAGGTGCATAATATATAGGTTCATTTATTATTGGTTCATCCCATATTGTAGTCGGTGGTTGAACATAATCATAAATAGGTGCTTCTACTATTGCAGGTGGGGGAACATCTACACGTGGAACATTATTAATAGGTTCTTGATATATAGGATCTCTTTCATCAAATATTGGTGCCTGGTAAACCGGTTCAACAGGTTTTACAATTTCTCTTGGTCTTTGTGGTGGCATTGAAAAATCATTACCGCCACCTGTTGTTGGGGGAACAACAGGAGCCGGTACATTTTTATTTTTTAAAAAATAAAATATACCAAAACCTGCTAATGCTAATAATAATAAATTTTGATTTTTATTTTCCATATTATACGTTTTGAACATCATTTTTAAATACAAATCCAGGAATACCATTCATAAAACTTTGACCAATTACAACTGAATACATTTCAGTACCTTTTGTACCTGTCATTGTCATACCAATACCGGCTGTATCATAAGTATAAATAACATTAAAATTGTTATCAAATACCTGTGTACCCTCTTTTGAAAATACTTGCGTTGTTCCTGTTGGTGCATTACCTTGATATGTAAATACTTTTACTGTTCCTGTTAAAGTATTTTTTTTCTTAAAGGATGAAAAAAGTATATATGCAACTGCTAATCCACCTAATATTTTTATAGTATTTGCTTTCATATTAAAATCTAAATTTTATTCCTTTTCGGGAATAGTTATTGTTTATTTTAGCTATATCACTTTTATCTAAATTACCAACAATAAATTGTACTAAATCTTGTAAACCACCGGTAGGAACACCAAAATAATATTCTTGCCTTTTTCCAAAAGTATCGTACAATAATGAAAAATCTGCATCATTTTGCACTCTTGACACTTGATAACCTGCATCACTTTTGTTATCACTAACTGCTGATCTATATAAATCGTTATAAATATTATTTGCAATTATCTGCCATTCTCCTTTACTTTTTGTTGGAGTTTGTTTTAATATTGTTTGTTCTAAATATTCTTCAATATTTTGTCCTTGTTCTGCTTCTTGTATTCTTAATGCCGGACTTTTGATAATTCCAAATTTAACCAATAATGGTTGCAATACTAAAAAATATCCAGCACCTATACCAATAGCATAGATTAATATTTTTTCATTTTCTTTACTTATTGCCATATATTAAAAGTTAAAAAAGTTATAACATTGCCAATAAAGAAGCTAATTTAATACTATTCATTTCATTTAATTTGCGCAAATGTTCAATAGTAACACCTTTGCTCATTAAATCGTTTAATATTAATATTGGTTCCTCTTGATTGTCATTAATTCCTGCAATACCCGTAGGTACACCTAATCCGACATCATTAATACCTAAAAATTTACTTACACCTGCAATCATTAAACCCTGTATTTGTGGATTTTTTAATAATTCGCTAAATGTATCTTTTTCAATAGGTTCATCTTCTTCAAATTCTCTTTCACTTAATTTTGACAATATTAAGTTTTGATTCTCAATCATTGCTTTCAATAGTTGTGTATTGTCATTTTCTCTTACACCTGCAATATTGTGTGGATTATATATAGCACGTTCTAATTCTGCTGGTCTAAATTGAATAGAAGCATAATGCGGAGTAACATTAGTAATATGTCCTGCCTTATCTTTTTTAGGATGCAACTTTAATGTTAATAAAGTTCCGACACCATTTTGTTCAAAAGCGGATATATTTTTTTCTAATATTTGCCTACCTGCATCCTGGTCATCATCATTCCAGGAAAAATTCATTTGTTTAGGTCCAGACCAAACGGAATAATACGGAGTGGATGAATTATCGTCAAACCACTCCATAATTCCACGTGTGCCTGTTACCATTGCGTTATTAACAGCCATACTATTATATTTTAAAAATGATAGTAAACCCCAAAAGAATAAGCTGTACCTGTGGTAGCTAATGCCGTTGGTAATACTACATAAGATTTCACCCAAGAAATTGTAATACCATTAATTGCAGGTAGTTCAAATGAATATGGATCTACGGCACTATTTACAATGCTATTAAAATTCAACATAGGAACGTTGTAAATTAATTGTAAATCGCCCTCGTATAAAGTCAAAAATGACTTTTTAAGATCAGCAGTAGTTACCGGTGTGCTTCCTGTTAAAGGAGTTGCAGTAATTGTACCTGCGGTATAAACTTGAATTGCAGTTATTTTAGCATTACGCAAATTTGGTAAATCCGGGAAATAGAAACGAGTTAAAGTTGATCCACTTGGAACCGCAATTTCAACCGCTTCAAATCTATCAATACGTATCATAAATGCGTTTTTAAATATTTAAAAAATGGTGGTAATTTCCGACCACCGGCGGTAGCGTTTAAACTTCGCAAAAGTTATTTTACTGAAGTACAGTTTTGAGCCAAAATACCATACCAATTTACACAAACGTATGTATTTGAATCCAAAGTACTTGGTGCACCTGGTAATACGATACTTGCTTGAATGTTACTTGCACCATTTAACACAATATTTGGTTCACAAACTTGTACTGCAAATTGATCAAAACTAACTTGATCAATAGAATATTGTGCAGGACTTGTAGCCGTTGCACTATTAAAGTTTGTATTTTGTTGTGTTTGTGGAATATCTAAATGCTGTAATACAGGCCATTTTGGTAACACATTTTGATTGTTTACTTGAATATTCAAATAACCATTATATACTGCATACAATTGAGCCGCACCTGTTGAAAATGCAGTTAAATTTGGATATGTATAACTTTTAGCAGTTGCACTTGTAGAAGCCCCACTAACTAAAGTGATTTGAATAGCACTTACAATAAATAAATCTTGTAAAGATAATCTTTCTTCACGTACCGTTGGAGTTCCGTTTGTATTGTCATTAATCAATACAGGAACGTGGTATGAAGCACTTGAAGTACTTAAAAGCACCTCACTGCGTAAATATGAAGGAGTTAATACAGCGTGAGATGTATCGTATCCTAATTGATTGATTAGCATTCTTGAATTTTCAAATACTAATCTTTGTCCCATTTGAGTAGCCATAATTTATTAATTTTTATGTTTTATTAAAAGTGAAAAAAGTTGATTAACAAGTTTCTAACATAGCGGCATTTCTAACACCTGCAATGTAAGTTCCTTTGTTTGCTAATTGAGTTCCTGCAATATTGCGTACAGGTTGATTACGATAAGGATTCATCATTGCACCTACGCCTGATAAAACACCTGTTCCTTGAATAAGTTTAACACCACCTACGGCAATCATACCGGCACCTAATTTGGCACCAACGTCGCCTTTAATAAAACGTGGAGTTAATACACCTGCTACAATAGGAACTGCGCCACTTACTAATGATTTAGTTCCAGCACTCATTGTGCTTGATGCCGTTGCTTTACTTACCATATTACCAACGAATTGTGCAATAACACCACCACCAATAATATATGCGGCTGATGTTAAAGTACTACCCATACCAGACATACCGCTTCTGCGACGTCTTTTGTATGTAGTTTTTCTAGCTTTAGATTTTCTTCTTGCCATTTTTTTGATTTTTATTTGTTTTGAGAAAAATTTTTAATATTGTTTACCATAATAGTTTATATGCGTAATATCCGGTAGTTCCTTTTTTTGTTATATCTTTTTTATGTCTAATTTTATATAATCTCTTTCTTTCGTCTGCTATTTTCTTTCCAAAGTATTTTAAATAATAAGCATAATCTAAATAACCTTTTGCGCCTATACTTGTTATAAAAAACCCTTTTTTATCATATACATCAATCTTTTTATTTTTGCTTTCACTTGGCACTACAATTAAATTCAATTGTTTTGCTTTTTTTTTAGTTAATGGCAAAATTTCATACATATTA